TTTTTCCGAACCGTAGGGACACCCCAGTAAATTACACCATTTGTACTACTGTAATGTACTGTGTTCTCCTAACCTATTGATTTCATTCACTAATTACTCCATTACGCCCATTACGCCTAATCTCAAAAAAATAAAAATAAAAACTGTTTTTCTTGGAAAAAACTCTATATAGCACCCCCAAAATGTCTAACAAACCCGTTCTACATACCCAAATGCATATAACAACCCCCAAAACAGCCCAAAACATAGGGTTTACCCTAGTATCAATTACGCAGATTGACACCCAAAAATAAAGCCCACAGTAACGCGCAGTAGGCTAGAATAAGCCACGGTCCGCGATCCTCAACCCAATAGCAACGCACCGTAACCCATGTAACAACCACAACTGAGAAAGGATAGAGCAATGCAAACCCAACTGCCGGAACAGACAAGTATCGCTGACTTAACGCTGGCACTCCCAGTGCAAGTCCACTATGGCTTGGACAAAGACGGTAAAACTCGAGTAACAGCGGTCACCATAACCGTGGGCCGCGAGTCTCTCAACGTCATCCAATTGCTTGATGAGGATGACTTCTTCGACATCTTCGTCCAACTGGACGATTGGTATCACGAGGTGTCATGATGGATGACCTTGTCCACTATGACTACAAGCTGGAGTGCGGCAATGCGCTGGACTGCACCTTTGTCTACGAGCCATCGGAGCCTGCCACCTTTGACGAACCCGGCTACCCCGGCACGTGGTGCTTGGTCAACGTCTACTGCGGCGGGATCGACATCCGCGAACTCCTGTCCTCTGCCGTCCTTGAACACATCAAGGAATGCTCAGAGATCACTTTTCAGATGCTGGATGACAAGGAGCGTGACTATGACCCAGATTGACATGCCCGATCAGGAATACCTGTTCTGGTCTGCGGAACATGGCGAGGTGTTCCTGTTTGCGCGGGACGCGGACCAAGCTTGGGAAAAGTTTTATGAAGAACACAGCGGCAATGGCGACTATGAAGTAGTCGTGGCGGAGATACACCGTTGCCCCAAGTGTGATTTCCCGTCAGGGGAGACCCGCAACATCACAGATTCGTGGGGCGCGGACCTGTATTCATGCCACGTGTGTGATAACTGCGGAGAACAGTTTGGAGGTGACTTGAATGATGCTTAGTTTTGTTCGTTTGTATTTTATGTTCCGGCGCAAGGGATGGGCCTTTGTTCCGGCGGTTAAAGATTCTTGGAGATTATCAAAATGAAACCTATTAGCAAATGGAATATTTTTGCCCGCATGGGCTTCTTGGAGACCCACGTCAAGTCCTTGAACTTGGACGGGCGGGACATGGCGATCCTCGAAGCGCGGCTCGACAACCTGTTTGCGCGGGCAACCGGCATTGAGCATCGGGTGAAAATGCTCACCCGTCAGTGCCAGCCGGATTTGTATGCCACGCCTGCCCCTGCGGTCATTTGGCCGGAAGATAAAGATATGGGGAAGAAGAAGCGCGTGAAAGCCACCGGCAGGCCCAAGGTCAAGGACAAGCCGGACGCAAAGGTTTTGAAGCGGCGTGCGTATGCACGGGAGTACTACCTGCGCAGCAAGCGCAAGAAATCGCCGGACGCGGCCGAAGTGGCGCAGGCAAAAGAACGTACGGGGGTGCAAGCATGAAAGACCCATACGACACATGGCTGACGAAGAACGGCGGCTTTGCCAAGGACCTGACTGTGCGGGACCACTACGCGGGGTTGGCTATGCAGTCATTGATAGCGCGTACTGATTGGGATACAGACAACCCTGATTTTTACAGCACATGGGCCTACGACATGGCAGACGCAATGCTGAAAGCGAGGGAGGCGAGATGAAAGACGATGACGAAACCGAAGACATGATTTTTAGTTTTGTTTTTGTTGCAGTCACCATATTCACTGTGTTGTTTGCTGTGGTTGGTGCTGCCTTAATCGTATGGAGTTGGATATGAAAACTGAAGAAGACGAAGCGTTTGATGAACTTGCAAGGCGGCAGGGTGACTGGGGCGGCGGGTTTAAGGCTAAGAGAGCAATGGCTGCTGCCAAGTTGCAGGACGGTAAATGCAAGTACTGTGTTGACGGATGTATTGCGTGTGATGCAAGGGCACGGCCAGTGCAGGAGCCTGAGATGCTGACCATCGCGTACCAGTTTGGCTACCACGACGGCAAGAAGGCAGCACTGGCTGGGCGCCCGTGGGTGGGGCTGACGGATGAAGAGACTCAAGCCTATTGGGACTGGGAAGATTGGCAGACAGGGGCGGGTCGTTCAACCATATTTGAAATGGTCAGGGACATTGAGGCTAAATTAAGGAGCAAGAACAATGGATGAAAACGAGCCCTACCCGTCAACCTACCTGGGTGACGGCGTGTACGCCAGCTTTGACAATTACTCGGTTTGGCTGGCGGTCAATCACCACGAGAACAACGTGGTGGCCCTGGAGCCGGGGGTCGTTGCAAACCTGATCAAATATATCGAGAGTCTGAAGGAGAAGAACACATGAGACCCGCCATCTTTTCGACGGAAAACCCACCACGGCCGATCAGCTGCGTAGAAACGCTGGAGTACGTCCACAGTTTGCGCAGGAGGATTGAGGTGCAGAACGACCAGATGGAGCACCTGGCCGCCCAGGCGCAGGAACTCCTGGCGAAGGTGGAGGAGCTGTCCTCGGAGCTGAGGAAGTGACCCCGTCCCTGCAGGATATTGTCCAGGCCCTCGAGCCACGGGCCATGGTGCAAATAGTGGTGATCACGGCCGGCGGGCAGAAGTACGCCCTTTTCGGGCCGGTGATGACGGCGGGGACGTGACAGAGATTGAGTTTGGTGAGCTGCTGCCCATGGAGATAGCGGCCAAGATGCTGTCGGGGGAGCACCGGCGGTGGTTGGGGGATAGGGTGCAATAAAAAACCCGCCAGGGGTGAGCTGGCGGGTTTTGAGGTGCGGGGGTTAATTAGGGTTGCCGCCGCAATCATAGCAAGGGGAATAAGCGGAGAGCTTGTCTAGATTGAACCAATGACCATGGTCCGAGGCCCATGTGAAGGTGCCAGCTGATGATTGGGTAAAGGCATACTGCCTTTTCTTCTCATCAAACCAGACCGCCGGGTACCCGTCATAGTCAATCCCCAGTTTGGCCAAGAGCCTGGTGGCTGCAGCCGCCCGTTCATGCCCTTGTTCAGGGTGGCCAGGGGCTGGGGGGTCGAGTTCGATCCACACGCGATTTGTCGTGTTCATATGCTTTCTCACTTTCTGTTGTTAAAGAACATTTGTCAATTTATCTAATTGACAACTATATTTTATCATATAACACATCAACTGTCAACGTGTCAAGGGAAATGTTTGTAGGGGTTTACCCTTAGTTTTACTGGGTATTTATACAGGGGAATGGTGCGGGGATCACGGATCACGGTCAATTTCAGCTATTCAGTAGAACAAAAATGAAAAAGTGATTTTATTTTTTTTATTTTTTTGAAATTAAGTGTAATAGACGTAATGGTGTAATAAGTTAATGAAATCAATAGGTTATGAGAACACACTACATTACACATAGTCAATAGATGTAATTTACATAAAATGCGCGCGAGCTAACTTTTTGAAAAAAACTTTTCATACGTTGGTCTAAAAAAGTCTACATAAAACCCTGAATTTGACATGGGTTGCCCTTGTAGTTGCGTTAGTTGTGGTTTTGTTGCACAATGTAGCCATGAAAATTGACAAAAACATCCCCCTGCCTGGCGGCGTTGACCCCCGCGAGCGTTACCCATTCCCTGATATGGCCCTTGGGGACAGTTTCCTGGTGTTGGACGCCACATGGATCAAGAACTTGCGTAGCGCGGCCTACATGTACTCCAAACGCCACCCAGGCACCCGATTCACCTGTCGGCGCTATGGCGAAGGCTGGCGGCTGTGGCGGGTGGCCTGATGGGCGGCAAAGACGAGAAGTTTTTGGCCGGCAAGAGCCTGGGCGGGAGGTCTGCTGTTGTCGAGGCTCGGGTGACCGGGCCGGTCAAAGCCCACAGGCCCAAAGTCCTGACAGCTCAGGAATGGAAGTTTGTCGAAGAGTTCTGCGCGGGCGATGGTCACGTCACCTTGAAAGAGTCGGCGATCCGCGCCGGGTACAGCGAGGTTTGGGCCAAGAACCGGGCGCGTGAGCTGACTGATCCTGAGATTTGCCCGCATATCGTGGCCGCGATCCAGGAGCGACGGCGCGAGCTGGGCGAAAAGTACGGCACCACGTTCGAGCGGCATATGCGGGACCTCCAGGTTATCCGCGACCAGGCCCTGCAAGCTGGCGCATACGGCGCGGCCGTCCAGGCTGAATACCGAAGGGGCCAGGCCCTGGGGTCGATCTACATCGACCGCAAAGAAATTCGCCACGGCACGATCGACAGCATGAGCAAAGAAGAGGTCATGCGCAAGCTCGAAGAAATCAAACGCCTGTACGGGGCCAACGCGGGGCCGATTGTGGACGTGACACCCAAGCAGATCGAGCAAGAACCCGAAGAGGGGGACGATGATGGCACTGAAACCCGAAGCGAACCTGTACAAACGCTTGAGAGAAAACCTCCCAAACTCCCATTTCACCCGGATTGAGTCCCGGGTCAACCTGGGCATCCCGGACTGCCTGCTGGCATTCCCGCATGGCCTGTTTGTCATGGTCGAGCTGAAGGTGGTCAAGCGCGGCCGCAAGGTCGCCTTGTCGCCCCACCAGGTCGCCTTTCACGTCAAACATGCAGACCTACGCTGCCCGACTTACATCCTGGTGCAATACCACCCGGCCGGCACGACGCATGCCAGCAAGTCCGAGCTGCTGCTTTATTGTGGTGAGCAGGCTGTCGACCTGGTGAACCTGGGCGTCGATACCCCCGCGCTGGCCCGGTGGCCGTGGACGGGCGTGTCCTGGTCTGAGCTCAGAAAACATTTGATCGATAGTTGACTTGTATGCGTGAGTTGTGATAAAGTGATAAGCACCTGGATGTCCCAGGCAACCTAGAAAGAGAGAAATTTATGAGTACAAAGACCGAAGTGTGGTTTGGCAATATGGAACATGGGGTGTTCCATATCGGAGGGGGCGAAGAAGAGCCTTGCGTCATCATTCACTCAATCGAGCAAAAGATGAGGATGGACCTGGACAAAGAAGACCTTAACGCCTTGATTCACGACGAAGGATACGACAGCTACCTCATTCCGAGTGAGTTCAAAGGCCTCATTGTTTACAGCAAGCCGATGGGCCCTGAGTGACCGATGAGAAGGCGAGACCGAAAGCGCTTGGAAGAGGCGCGTCGGCATCAACTGAGACCCCCACCGGACCCGGAACGAAAGGAAGCACAAACCGGCAGCCTGGTTCGCCGTTTGCTGGGCTTTTGGCTGTTCCATAAAATATTTGGTGGTGGTAGTTGACAAGTCGATTAAAGTAGATATACAATCCAATCAGGCCGAGCGATCCGCGAAGCCATAACCCTCAGAAAGCGAGAAAGAAATGGAACTAAGCTTAATCATGCAGGCGCTGGTGAAAGACATCGCCGAGCAGCTGCGCCCCCTGGTGGCCGATATGGTTCGCGTGGAGCTGGCAGACATCCCGCGCCCCCTGACCGGCGGCCAAATCGAAGTTATGGCCCGGCACATTGACGGGGAACACCTGGCGCATTATTTGACCAATGATCAGCTGTCGTTTATCGCCGAACACCTGAGCGTCGCCGACCTGGCCGAGCACATCAGCGACTCCCAGCTGGCCACCATCGCCGAGCACCTCAGCGACTCCCAACTGGTGACCGTGGGGGAAAATGTCAACCTGTCCGACCTGGCGGCTGAGTTGACCGAAGGCCAGCTGAATGACATCGCGGGCGATATTGACCTGTCCGACCTAGCCGGTGAACTGGACAACGACAAACTACTGTCGAACGTCGACATCGACAAGCTGATGGAAAACATCGACGTAGACAAACTATTGGAAAACGTCGACCTGGACGAAAAGCTGCGCGACTTTTTCTCAAACAACACTTTTTCAATCCGACCATAAGGGGCCAGCATGACACGCGAAACAAACACAAAATTTGTCGTCCGGATAATGGAACAGGCCAGCACCGGCCCGCTCATGCAGGCCTTTGTCCTTGAAGCGATGCGCAACTACGCGGCCGACATCTTGGCCATGGAAAGCCCGCCCGACGCCGAAACCGGCTTTATTTCCTGGGCCGCCTGGCGCGCATGCGCTGCCGAAGCCGACCAGGCACTGGCCGACCGCCGGGCCTGATCCGGCCCGCTCGATCCCTGCCCGGCCGCGTGCCGGGTTTTTTATTTGTGGATTGTTGACTTGTTGATTTATTGCACTATAATAATTTCAGGCCAGGCAGTCGCCCGGCCACTCAGAAAGAAAGAAAGCGAGAAAATTATGCCCTTACTGTCCGACACTTCCCTACTGGTTATTCTCCCGTCCGGTGCCCGCGCGATTTACCTGGTGCAGCCCCAGCACCTGAGCCCGACCGCGTCGAACGTGACGCAAAACGAAAACGCGTACATGTACGGCGAACAGGTGGCCGTTGAACACAATGGGGCCTGGTTCCGCCCTGGTTTATCCCAGGAAATAACCGACCTAAAAACCCTCGCCCTTATCGAGCGCGCGCCCCAGGCCGACACAATCCCAGGGGGCCAGTATGCTTAAGACAATTCGCCAAAGTAGCAACAAAAAAACCGGGCCGATCGCGACAACGTACCGGGCCGGGCAGCACCACACGTTCGGCACGTGCCCGACAACGTGCGCCCTAAACCCGAACGGCCAACATGGGGCCGCCCTGGTGGACCCCGATTACCTGGCCGCCGTATATAACGCGGTTCCGCGTAACGGCCAGGCCTGGACGTATTCGCATTTTCATTTTGAAAACCTACCAAAACCCGCGCCCGGTAAAACAACGATTAATTACAGCGCCGACACAATGCCCCAGGCCGTGGCCGCCGTTCGCGCCGGGCACCCGGCCACAGTAGCCGCCCCGGCCGGGACTGTGTGGCCGTACACGTTCGAGGGCGTGCAGTTTGTGCAATGCCCCGAACAATTAAGCCCCGAGGGCTCCGGGTTTACGTGCGCGACCTGTGGCAACGGCCGCCCACTGTGTGCACGTGGTGAACGTGAATACGTTATTGTTTTTGTAGCGCATGGAACCCAGGCGCGAAAAGTGGCCGCCGGTGCCGATGATCCCGGCGGGTGTTATGCGGGCCAGGGGCACGCGGCCATCGCTTGGCATGCCACCAGGAAAACCGGCGCGCCCGATGACGTGGCCACCGTGGCCGCGTTTGCTCGATCGCTGCCGCCTGGTTCACTACTGCGCCACCATATCGCCGGCGACCTGGGCATGGCCGCATAAAAATATTTTGTTGACTTGTTGACAAGTCGAAAAATATTAGACTAAAATAAAACCGTCGGGGGATTTTCCCCGGCATTAACCTAGAAAGAGAGAATTAACATGGCTCACATGATTGACGAAACCACCGGCCGCGCCGCTATTGCATACGCCGGACAAACCCCATGGCATGGCCTGGGCCAGGCCTTGACACCCGGGGCCACAATTGAAACATGGACCCGTGAAGCTGGCCTAGCTTATGACGTGCTTGAAAGCCCCGTTAAGTATTCCACGCCGGCCACCACCGAGTTGCAAACGTGGCCAGCGCGAAAAGTGTTGCACCGTTCGGACACCGGCGCGCCCTTGGCCGTCGTGTCGAATGCTTACAACGTCGTGCAACCCGGCCAGGTAATGGACTTTTTTCGCGAGTTGGTCGACCTGGGCGGCTTTCAATTGGAAACTGCCGGGGCCTTAAGTGACGGCCGCCGGGTATGGGCCTTGGCCAGCGTTGGCGACGCGGCCCCCGTGGTCGACACTGACTTGGTCAAGCCTTACCTGCTGCTCGGCACGTCATACGATGGAACCATGGCCACCGTCGCAAAATTCACCGCGATCCGCGTTGTTTGTAATAACACGATTACGGCCGCCGTCGGTGGCTACAGTAATGGCCGCCCGACCAAGGGCGAAAGTGAAATAAATACCGGCTACCTAAAAAGCGCGGTCCGCGTGCTGCATTCGGAGAAATTCGACGCCGACGCGGTCCGCCTGCAGCTGGGCATTGTGGCCAATGCATGGGAGGGTTTTTTGATTC